TTACAGGATTATCGGCTATTGCTATTCAAGAATACGACCTCACCGCATAAAGGAGGCTTAAATGCACCTGAAGATCACAAACGGCCAGCCTGAGACATACTCAATCGGGCAACTACGCCGTGATAATCCAAATACATCTTTCCCTAAAGTGCCAAGTGATGCGCTTCTGGCAGACTGGGGTGTCTACCCCTATACCATGCAAGATCGCCCTGAGTATGACCACCTAACGCAGACTGTTCAGCGGCTTGATATTACGCAGGTCAATGGCGCGTGGACCCAAGGATGGGAAGTAAGCAACCTGCCCGTCGAGGACGCGGGGCGCAACATCCGCAACCACCGTGACTACCTGCTGCAACAGACCGACTGGATGGCCCTGAGCGATGTCACGATAGAGCCGTATTGGCGTGAATACAGGCAACAGTTGCGCGACGTGACTGCCCAAGAAGGCTTCCCCTACTCGGTCATCTGGCCCACTAAACCGGAGTAAGCCATGTTAGGATTTTCCCCTCTCGCCTCCGCTCCGTTAGGTGATGATGGGGTTGTTGCTAGTCTAGTTTATGGTTTAACTAGTATTACTTCTGGCAATCCGGTTATAGATAATACCACTCTTTTACAGTTAATAAATTTAAACCTTGAGGCTATTACTACCGGAGCATCCTTTGTCGGTGCGCCTAGCCTACTACAGAACTCTGCACTGAGTCTTGTACCCCTCACACTGAACCAACCACTTGTTGGCAACACAACACTACTACAAGCCCACCTATTAAATCTTGGGGCTATTGTTACTGGAAATCCAGTTGTTGGGCTCCCTACAGCAGATGTTGTTTATCCTCTAAACTTAACCCCAATAACTACTCAAGCCCCTAGCGTAAGTGTTGCTACCCTTTATCTATTTCAAGGTATCTCTTTAGTAGATATTACCTCTGGCAATCCTGTAGTTGGCAACTCTAATCTTAGTCAGCTACAGAACTTACTGGCCCAAGGGATAACTACAGCAGCAGTTAGTGTCAGCTCAGGTCAATTCTCTGAATCTGTCAACATAATTGGAGAGGTTATTCTCTCTGGGGCCCCACTACTACCTACCATCCCAATACTTATAACAGTCTACAACCCCAATAACTTTAATCTTGAGAGGGTTGCACGAACTAACCCTGAGATAAGTCGAGTAGCTTACATTAATGCCTCACCAATAAGAGTAACTTATGTGCCTACTGAGAGTAATAAAACCTTGAGAGTGAGTTAAAATGAGTCTTAAATGGGCACCTAAAGATAAAGATGAGACCTTAGACTACTCTCTTGATTGGTCGAGGGCTTTAGAGAGTAGTGAAACTATACAGTCTGTCTCTTGGTCTATCGTTAATACAGAGGGTGACAAAGTATCGTTTGGTACAGGAAACACTATCTCGGGTTTAAAGAACTTGTCACAGACTAATACCAGTACTGTAGCAACAATCTACCTCAATAGTGGCACTGATAATAAAGAGTACAAACTCTATTGTTCTGTTACGACCTCGGCGGGTAGAGTAAAAGAGAGAGCAGTAAAAATTCGTATTAGGGAGTACAACTAGTGTCTACTTATAACTTCCTTGGGCTAGTTAATGATGTTAATCGTAAACTGAATGAAGTTGAGTTGACCTCAGTTAACTTCGCCTCTTCTACTGGTTTTTACTCCTCAACTAAAGACTCTATTAATAATGCTTTACGTGAGATTAATCATCAGAGTTTTGAGTGGCCCTTTAACCATGTCACTCAAGAAGAAAGCCTTATTGAAGGGGATGTAAGGTATTTTATTCCTAGAGATGTAAAGTCTTTAGATATGGACTCTTTTAGAATCCCTAGAGATGACACCTTAGGTAACTCTACTGTAAGATTAAAGCTTTTATCTTATGAAGAGTATCTTGACAAACATTTAGATTATGAGTACAATACTTCAGAGGGGATTAGATCGGTACCTAGATACGTATTTAGAACCCCTTCTTTGGAGTATGGTGTCGTCCCCCCACCCGATAAAGATTATAGTATTGTCTATGAGTATTATAGAAACTCTCCTGACTTAAACCTCTTCTCCGATGTACCAAGTGTACCTGAAGAGTTTCGTTATATATTAGTTGATGGTGCTATGGTTCATGCACACGCTTTTAGGGGTGACAATGAGAGTTCTCAGCTAAGCCTTCAAAAGTTTGAGGTTGGGATTAAGAATATGAGAAGTATCTATATCAACAGATATGAGTACCTTAGGTCCACAATGATTACCAAGAACCAATATCAGACAGCAGCTAGGGTTTAATAGAAATAGATGGCAACTCAATGGCAGACATTTCCAGTTGAATTTAAGGGGGGTTTGATTTCTAACCTCAGCCCTCTGCAGCAGGGTATTAATGCAGTTGGATCAGCTACAACTCTCCAGAACTTTGAACCCTCTAAAGAAGGTGGTTATAAGAAGGTACTAGGTTACTCCCGTTACATTGATGATGTCGTTCCCGGTTCAGGTTCTGTCCTTGGGGTACGAGTAGTCAACCAAGAGAAGGCCCTAGCTATTCGTAAGAATGGTTCTAACTTCTCTGAGTACTATATCAACGTGGCTGGCGCATGGTCCTCCTTAGGTGCTGCTGCATCCCTTGGTGGTAAGGTTCGTGGTGTAGACTTTAACTTTGGTACAGTTCATAAGGTTATGTTAGTTGATGGAGTTAACTCTCCTGCAGTCTTTGAAGACACAACTGATACCCTAACCTTCCCAACACTTACAGCTGATGCTACTGGTGCTGAGCACATTGAAATATATAAGAACACTATCTTCTTAGGTAATGGCTCTAACTTAGTATTCAGTGCACCATATGACGAGACAGACTTCACACCAGCTAATGGTGGAGGTATTATTAACGTAGGTCATACTATTACTGGTCTCATTGTATTTAGAGACCAACTAATTATCTTTAGTCGTAATACAGTCCAAAGACTTACTGGCTCAAGTATTGCTGACTTCCAGCTTCAACCTATCTCTGATGGTATTGGTTGCCTCTTCCCTGACACTATCCAAGAGGTAGGTGGGGATGTAATATATATGGCAGCTGATGGTCTACGCCTCCTTAGTGCTACTGATCGTATTGGTGACTTTGGCCTAGAGATTGCCTCAGCTCCTATCTCTAAAGATGCCTTAGACTTCATTAAGAGTACAGATAACTTCTCTAGTATTGTATTAAGAGAGAAGGCCCAGTACAGAGTCTTTGGTCATATTGAGTCAGTGGCTGACCAAGTATCTAAAGGACTAGTAGCAACTAAGTTCTCTGACCAAGGTGCCTCTAGGATCGAGTGGGGTACATTAGAAGGTTTTAAAGTTTATTGCTCTGATGGTCGTTATATCCCCGGACAAGAGCTTACACTCTTCGCTAATGGTACAGGTTATGTCTATAAGTTAGAGGATGGTTCAAGTAGGGATGGAGAGACGATTAGAGCAGTCTATGAATCTCCTTTTATGCCAATTGATGACCCAAAGCTTAGGAAGACCCTTTATAAAGCTACTCTCTATGTAGACCTTAATGGGACTTTCAGTGTAGACTTTAACCTTAAGTTCGATCTGTTCAAAGTTAAGAACTATAATAGTACAGTTCAACCTGCAACTATTAATCTAGCTAGCTCTAGTACAGGTGTATTTGTCTATGGTGGTGTTAACTCTCTCTATGGTACAGCCACTTATGGTTCCCAACTAGATAAGGTCTATGACACACCAGTTATTGGTTCAGGTCAGACATTCGCATTTAGGATCGAGGATATAAGTATTAATCCCTCATTCACCTTAGACACAGCAATCTTTGAATACAGATCACACGACAGAAACTAAGATACAATAATAGGATACTGAAGCAATATGGGTACCCCCTACTCAAGGCAAGATACTTCCAACAACATTGCTGATGGTAACGTCATTGATGCTGCTGACCTAGACAATGAGTTTGACCAACTTGAAGCTGCCTTTAACTCGGCTTCAGGTCATACCCATGATGGCACAGTAGGTGAAGGTGCACCTATTGAAGCCCTAGGTCCTTCCCAACAGATTAGTGCAACTACTTCGGCTGTTGTACCTAAGACTGATGACCTAATTGATCTAGGCTCTGCTCTCTTGGAGTTCAAGGACCTATACATTGATGGCGTAGCTAACATTGACTCTCTTGTAGCTGATACAGGTACAGTTGGTGGGGTAGCTATCACTACAGCTTCTAATACTCAAGCCTTAACTAATAAGACTATTAATCTAACTAGTAATACTCTAACTGCTACCTCAGCTCAACTAGCTACTGCCCTCACTGATGAGACTGGTACTGGTTCTGTGGTGTTCTCAGCTAGCCCAGCGCTCACTGGCACTCCTACAGCCCCTACAGCAGTTGCTGCAACTAATACAACTCAGTTGGCCACCACAGCCCATGTCTTTGCTGAGAGAGCTAATACAGCCACCTTAACTAATAAGACCTTAACTGGCCCAACTATTAATACAGCTACCATTACTGGGGGCACAATCTCTGGTATCACTGATCTAGCTGTACTCGATGGTGGTACAGGCTCCTCTACTGCAGCTGGTGCCTTAGTTAATCTTGGTTTAACTGCTACTGCAGCTGAACTCAATACTCTTGATGGCATCTTACCGACAGTCACTGAACTAAACTATGTTGATGGTGTTACCTCAGCTATTCAAACTCAGTTAGATGCCAAAGCTTTAAACACTAATGCTACCGTCGCAACATCCATTAGTTTGACTGGGGCCGCTTCAGATTGGAAGTTTGCGCTCTCAGGGAATGACTTGGTAATAAGTTATGGTGGGGTCAATAAAGCTAAATTAGACACTACAGGTAATCTTACTATTGTTGGTAACGTGACAGCTTACGGAACTATATAAGATGGCTTTGCAAACCTCTGGTGCAATATCTCTGCTAGACATACAAAATGAGTTTGGAGGTGCAAATCCTATCGGCCTCAATGAGTATTATAGAAATGGTGCATACGTCACGGATAACAATACCGGCGTCCCCACATCGGGCGAGATTAACGTGAATGATTTTTATGGTGCCGTGAAACAGTTCGCGTTCACCATAGAAGATAACGTACAAGAAGCGAACCTAGCCACCCTTGCGACTAACGCAGGATGGGATGGTACTGCACCTCTCGTAGCCACGGTAGCCAGCGGAGTTTACCTGTGGTCCAATGATACTGCAGTGGGCGGTCTAACTATACCTTCGTCCATAACAACCTCGGTGACCCTGAACAACAATGGGTACATTATCGGTAGGGGTGGAGATGGTGGATCTAATGGCGCAGGTGGAGTAGGTGGACCTGCAGTAGTAAATGATGCGTCTGAAGTCTTCCTGTTTAATTTAGCGGGTGCCTATATAGCCGCAGGTGGCGGTGGTGGAGCTGGCTATGGTGGCGGTGGTGGGGCTGGAGGCGGTACGGGGGGTATAGGTAGAACGCTATCTGGTAGCGCTAGCAACCTAACTGAGGGCTCTGGTGGGGGTCTAGGGTTATCTGGAGGAGATACCACTGGTTCACTGCATGACGGACTTACCCATGCTTCTGGGGGAGGTTCTGGAGGGGGTGGCGGAGCTGCTTGGGATGTAGGGTCTGGTAGCTATGGGGCCGCTGCGGGGGCTGGTGGCGGTAGGGTTCTTACTGGTCTTGGGGGTGCAGGGGGACTAAACACATTTGGATGTGGTGGGTTTGGTTCTCGTGGATGTGGTGGAGCTGGGGGAACAACGTCTACTGGGTCTAACTACAATGGTGGTGCTGGTTCTGGGGGAGGAGGTGGTTGGGGTTCATCTGGAGGAAACTCCTCAGCGGCGACAGGTGGAGCTGGCGGTGCCGCTATATCCGGGACTGCGGTAACGCTTACGAACACGGGCACAATCTATGGGAGCTTTTAATGAGACCTCTATACATCCTCTACAAGTTCTTATCTGATCTTGGGTCGTCATTCTCTAGGTTATTTAATGCCTCTGTCCTAGGTGGGTCAACTGATATGACTACCTCAGCTAGGACCCACTATGAGAGTTACACTAAACCCTCTTGGGCTAAAGCTAGATTGATTATTAATTGGTTTGCCTTCCTACAAGAAGATCACTGTAAGAGTTCATGGGAAGCTGAAGATAAGAGGTCAACTAAGGTTAAAGAAATATCTAGTTGGCTTAAGGGTTTCCCAGATAAGAGACCAGAAATAAAAGACATGTATTCCGACAATACCATTAAGTATAACAACAAGAAGAGAGATAGCTAAGTGCAGTTCAAGCTTCCTACACAGTTGCAGCAGAGAGCTCTATCTCAGGTAGGCTATGATGGTCCCTCGGATCAAGATAGTATTGAGAAGTTCATTGCTGGCTCACCCAGTGCTGCTGCCCACTTAGGTAAGGTAGGAGAGGCTGCACGTAAAAGATATGAGATGCTAACTCAATCTACTGTTGATAAGGGTTTCGCTGAGGGTGGTACGGTTACTACCCCACAGTCTGATCTAGACCTAGCTCAACAACAATTAGCTGATGCTCAGAAAGCTGCTACAACCTCCCCTGAGGACCAGACTGCACTTGAGGGCCTCACAACGGCTCAACAAGGCTTACAGACTGCACAGGATGCCTTTACCCTTACTGGGGTACCTTCTGGTGCAGAAGCTGTAGGGAAGGCTATTTCGACTCCTCAGGACCTAGTTACTCAAGCTACTGTAGCTCCAATTACCCAGACACCAGATCAGTTTGTAGCTGAGGGTGCAGGGGAAGCACAAGCTGTTGCACCAGTACAGGCTGTGACCACTGGACCAGCTGAGCAAGCTGTAGTACCAACGACTACAGAGACTGCAACAGTTGAGGCAGAGAAAGCTACACCAGCTATCACTACAGCCTTAGAGGATGTTACTGCAGCTACAGGTGAACCCTCTAAGAAGGCTACAGTGCAAGGGCAACTTGAAGGCCTCATGGAGCAGTTTGAGGGTGGTGCTACACCTCCTTGGGCCTCAGGGGCTATGAGACAGGCTATGAGTGTCATGCAAGCTCGTGGGCTAGGTGCATCCTCTGTAGCTGGTCAAGCTATCACACAGGCCGCTATGGAGTCAGCTATCGCTATTGCTGATAGAGATGCAGCTACTGTCGCCCAGTTCGAAATGCAGAACTTGAATAATGAGCAACAAACTCTAATCTTCAAGACTCAGCAACGTATCTCTGGAATCCTCTCTGACCAATCTCAAGTTAATGCTGCAGCCCAGTTCAATGCTGCCTCAGAAAACCAGACCAGTCAGTTCTTTGCTGGACTTCAGGAGAGTGTATCCAAGTTCAATGCTGACCAAGTAAATGCTATTAGACAGTTCAACTCTGGTCAAACTAATGCAATGGCACAGTTCAACTCTCAAGTAGAGAATCAGAGGGCCCAGTTCAATGCTAATAATTCTTTAGTCATCGCTCAAGCTAATGCTAAGTGGCGTCAGGATATCTCTACCCTAGACACTGCAGCACAGAATGAGGCCACCATGACTACAGCTAAGGCTGCTACTGGACTAACTCAGTTAGCTATGGATGAAATCTGGCAGAAGGAAAGAGACCTCCTGGCCTTTGCCTTTAGTTCAGGTGAGAGTGCAGCTGATAGAGAAGTTGATCTATTCCTAGCTAATAAGAAATACTCTGATCTGGAAGCTCAAAGGTCAGATAATGAGAGTACCGCTAAGTGGGCCCTAGCAGCTAAAATTCTAATGGACATCTGGTAGGAGCTAAAGTATTATGTTTAATTATAAAGATTCAGTAAGAGAAGCTCGTCAACTATCAGATATGATTATTGCTGGAGCTAAGGCCCCTTCAAGTGCTTCAGTTATTAAAGGTACAGATAATAGTAAAGGGTTGATGAGACGACAGAACATCACTGAGAACATTGGTACAGAGGAAGCATATGATGTAGCCTCTACTGACATCTCTGGCCTCTTTGATTATACTTCAGCTTTCTCAAAGAAAGAAGAAGAGGATATCCCAAAGCAAGAAGATGCAGTTAACCGTGAAATGAATACCTCTAATGCCCTCTCTAAATCAGGTGGTCGTTCTAAGAGCCTAAAAGGTGGTGGTATCAGCTTTGGTGGTTATGAGGGCCTTATGGGTTTGATTGACCAAACTGAAGGTGGTGGAAAGTATGACACCCTATTTGGCTTCTCTCAGAAAGAGGGGCGAGCTTTTGCTGGTGTGGATGTCAGCAACATGACTTTAGGTCAACTTAAGGCTTTCTCTAAACCTTCTGGTGCTTATGGTCAGTACGTTAAGGGTGAGTTAGCTAAGTCTGATGGAGAAGAAGCTAGAGTTGCTACTCCTATGGGTCGTTATCAGTTTGTTGGTAAGACCATGAGGGAAGTGGCTGATGCTATGGGTCTACCTGATGACACTGTATTCTCTCCAGAAGTACAAGATAGGATGTTTGCTTTTAAGGCTAAACAACGTCTGAGTAATGCTGACTCTATAGAGGGTAAGCGTAAACAGATGAGAGCTGAGTGGGATGGCTTTAAGCACGTAAGTGATGCGCAGTTAGATCAAGCTATCAGAGACTTTGAAGCTGGAACTTCTGTTGTACCAGTCCCTAGACCAACCTCTTAAGGATATAAATAATAAAAATGAAATTCAATGCACCTATCCCCGGAGAGTCTCTCACTAAGGCCCCAAAGAACTACCCTTGGGAGCGTCCACCTGAGGTTGCTGACCCAGAGGAAGCCCTACAGCTCCATATCTCTAAGATCAATACTCCTGAGCGTTTGTCGTCCATCTTAGATTTGATTGAGTTAGATACAGATATCATGACTATCACTACAGGGTTACTCCGTAGTGCAGTCTCTAAGGGTATCCACTCTCTCGATGTGAGTATGGTTATTGCCCCAGTGATCCATGAGTTCATTAGAAGTACCGCTGAGATGGCTGGTATTGATTATGATGATGGCTTTGAGGACTTAGGTAAGAAAGAGAAACTCCAGAAACAAGTTATGGCTGCTAAAGCATCTAAACAACTTCGTAATATGAAGCTCTCCCCAACTAAGGAAGATGTAGCTCAAGCTGGTGAAGTAGAAGATACTGGTGAGGCTATGGTAGAAGAAGGTGATATCCCAGTGGATGAAGAGCCTGTTGATGTAGCTGAACCTCTACCTGAAAGAAAAGGTCTTATGGCTAGACCTACATCACCTAAAGTAGAAGCGGAGATTATGTAATATGGGTATGTGGCAAGGACTACTTCAAGGCTACACTCAAGCTTC